AGTTCTGGTAAGTTATATGAAACTCCTCAGTTCATGTATTTGTTAATTGCTGCTACAATTTTCTCTAAATATCCACAAGAAACCAGATTAGATTACGTTAAAAAGTATTACGATGCCATTTCCAAACACAGAATCAACATCCCAACACCAATCATGGCGGGAGTCCGCACACCCCTTCGGCAGTATGCGTCTTGCGTTCTGGTTGATATTGACGACACCTTGGATAGTATTTTTAGTTCTGACATGGCCATTGGTAAGTATGTCGCACAAAGGGCTGGTATTGGTATCAACGCTGGTAGAATCAGGGGGATCAACGCTAAAATCAGGGGTGGCGAAGTGCAGCACACAGGTGTCGTCCCGTTTCTCAAAAAGTTTGAGAGCACTGTCAGATGTTGTACTCAAAATGGCATCAGAGGTGGATCAGCAACTGTCCACTTCCCAATCTGGCACCAAGAAATAGAAGATATAATTGTTCTTAAAAACAATAAAGGAACCGAAGATAATCGTGTTCGTAAATTAGACTATAGTATTCAATTAAGTAAATTATTCTATGAAAGGTTTATTGAGAACGGGGAGATTACGCTTTTTTCTCCTCATGATGTGCCAGGGTTATATGATAGTTTTGGTACACCAGATTTTGATGAACTATACGTAAAGTATGAAAATGATGATGCAATTAAAAAAATTACTGTAAATGCTCAAGAATTAATACTTGACCTGTTGAAAGAAAGAGCAGAAACTGGTAGAATGTATTTAATGAACATTGACCATTGTAATTCTCATTCATCTTTCACAGATAAAGTTGAAATGAGTAACTTATGTCAAGAGATTACATTACCAACTAAACCTATACAACATATTGACGATGAAACTGGAGAAATTGCTCTCTGTATCCTTAGTGCTATTAATATTGGCAAAATTAGGGACATTTCGGATTTTGAAGTTCTTTGCGATCTTAGCGTTCGGTCTCTTGATGAGCTTATTGATTTCCAACAGTACCCAGTCGGAGCAGCTGAAGTCGCTACCAAAGCACGACGTTCACTTGGTATCGGATACATTGGACTAGCACATTACCTTGCCAAGCAAGGAGTATCTTATGGAGATTCAAAAGCGTGGAAATTGGTACATGATTTAACAGAAGCGTTCCAATATTATCTCATAAAGTCCACTGTGAACCTAGCCAAAGAGAAGGGTGCATGTCAATATTCTAATCGTACTAAATATTCTCACGGTGTACTTCCAATCGATACTTACAAAACAGATGTTGACGAATTAGTTCCAAACAAGTTAAACTTTGACTGGGAATCTCTTCGTCAGGATGTAAAGAAATATGGGGTCAGAAACAGCACATTATCCGCACAAATGCCTTCGGAATCATCTTCCGTTGTTAGCAACGCAACAAATGGTATAGAACCTCCAAGAGGATATCTCTCAATCAAGAAGTCAAAGAAAGGACCTCTCAAACAGATTGTTCCCTCCTACAATACCTTAAAGAATAACTATACGTTGCTCTGGGATATGCCTGATAACACAGGGTATATTAATATTGTTGCTGTTATGCAAAAATTCTTTGACCAAGCAATTTCTGGTAACTGGTCGTACAATCCACAAAATTATGAAAATTCAGAAGTTCCTGTCAGTGTAATGGCACAAGACTTCCTATCTACTTACAAGTATGGTTGGAAGACATCTTACTATCAAAACACATATGACATTAAGACCGATGAAGTTGGTGATACCTTAGAGAATGAAAAGAGTGATAACTTAGAATGTCTATTAAACGAATTAAGCAACGCAAAGGAGGGAGAGTGTGAATCCTGTTCAATTTAAAGTTTCACCTATCAATAGCAAAAAAATGAATAATCTTAAAGGCATGACCGTCTTTAACACAGAGGAGTGTAACACAAAAAAACAACCTATGTTTTTTGGTAAACCTTTAGGAGTACAGAGATATGATAACTTTAAGTATCCTGCATTTGAGAATCTAACAAAATCTCAACTAGGATATTTCTGGAGACCAGAAGAAGTATCATTACAAAAAGATCGTGGTGATTATCAATCATTACGTCCAGAGCAGAAACACATTTATACATCTAATCTCAAGTATCAGATAATGCTTGACTCTGTACAGGGTCGTGCACCAGGTATGGCATTTCTACCATACTGTTCTTTACCTGAGTTAGAAGCTTGTATGGAAGTATGGTCATTCATGGAGATGATACATTCACGTTCATACACATATGTAATCAAGAATGTGTATTCAGATCCATCTGATGTATTTGATATGATACTATCTGATGACCGTATTCTAGACCGTGCAGCAAGTGTTACAGAGTCATATGATACATTCATCAATGAGGCACATCAGTATGATACAAGTAACTGGTGGAGACCAGATTGGAGAGATAGTACCAGTGGTGCTTGGGAACAAAAAGAAATTAAGAGGAAACTTTATCGTGCAGTTACTAATGTCAACATTCTGGAAGGTATCCGCTTTTACGTATCTTTCGCTTGTAGTTTTGCTTTTGGTGAGCTTAAACTCATGGAAGGATCTGCGAAAATCATATCGCTTATTGCAAGAGATGAGAATCTCCATTTGGCAATAACCCAGAATATTATAAACAACTGGAAGAAAGGTGATGATGCCCAGATGAAGGAAATCATCAAAGAAGAAGAGCAATGGACTTACAGTATGTTTGACCGTTGTGTAAACGAAGAGAAGAGATGGGCAGAGTATCTATTCAAAAATGGTAGTATGATTGGTCTAAACGATAAACTACTTCATCAGTATGTTGAGTGGGTCGCAAATCGTAGAATGAGAGCAATTGGATTAAAACCAGTGTACAGCATTCCAGCAAGAAACAATCCATTACCTTGGACAGAGCATTGGATATCCTCAAAAGGATTACAAGTTGCACCACAGGAAACAGAAGTTGAGTCATACATTGTCGGAGGTATCAAACAAGATGTCAAAAAAGACACATTCAGTGGGTTTAAACTTTGAGAAACAGTTTGGTAAGGGTATAGACCCTTGGTATGCAAAAGCAGAGAGATGGGTTAAGAAGAAATTCAAAAACCCATATCTTCAACATCTTGCATTAGGTTTTGTTGCTTGGTTGAAAAAGATATGGATAGAAGGTAAGATACAAATGGAAATGGCAAGTGTAGATGAGCAGGTGAAAGAGATTCACAAAGGTTGGGATGGATATACTCAACCTAGAGTTAAGATTATTGAAACAGAATCAGAGGTAGAAGGTTTAAAAGATATGAGTATCGAGGCATATCGTGAGGCAGCAAAAGCAGATGCTTGGTTGTTTGGTGACTATGATGCGTATGAATCGTTTGATATAAATACTAAAAAAGTGTCTTCAGAAGATGAGTCTGTTTGAGAAAATAAAAAATATAAGAAGAAGTAATCTACAGGAAAAAAAGATTAAGTTTCCTGGAGGAACTGGTGATATAGGTTTTACTGCACCTAAGAGAGGAGAGAAGGTACAGAAAAGATTAGATAGAGCAGATAAGTTAGGGACTCCAGATCCTTTTGACCCTGATTATGATAAGAAAGTAAAAAAAGTTGATAAACGCACGAAGATAGGTAAAAAAGTAAGTAGTGCATTTGAAACACCTAAAAAATCTGATTTAAAGAAATTAGATAAACAACCAGGTGGTTATCGTGCACCTGCATCTGCTTTTGGCAAAGGTCTTACATCTGGTGAATTTAGAGTCAAACAGATGCAAAGGAGAGCCTTTAAGATAACACAACCAGAGGATATAAACGATCCTACCAAGAAACGTTTTGATCAACTCAGTAAAGAGATTAAAAAATATAAATCTGATGTTCAAGATTTTAAAGATAGAAATCTTCCTGGTGGTCCTAGAAAAACAAGTAGAACTTCTTTCAAGGGACAAGGTTCTGGATCAAGATTTGATCCAGGTATTGGAATGGCACCACCTGATAAACCAAAAACAAAGGTGGTCAAGCAATCTGAAGTATCAAAGAATCAAAGAAAATTTGATAAAGAAATAAATCAAGCACGAATTGAAAAGACTAGCAAGAGCTCTACAAAATCTAAATCAGACGTAAATAGAATAGCACAAAATAAAATTGATACTCAAAAAGCAGATCAGTTTAAGAAGACAGATGCTTATAAAAATGTTGCTCAAGGAAAGGACTCTCAAGGTAATTATCTTACTCCACAGCAGAGAAAGAAAAATTTTAAAAACTTTCAATCAGACCTACAAAAAGTTAACAAGAAGATTACAGTGGGTGCTGCACCTGATTACGTAGCTAAGAGTGATACTGGTGTTACACCACCACCTGTGAAGAAAGTTTCTACAGGAATTACTAAATCAGGAAATATATCTTATGCAACAGATCCTACCAAGTTAGGGGGCATGAAGGTAGATAAGGCAACTCAGGCTATTATAAAACGAGAAACAAATAAAACATTAAAACTACCACAAAATGTTAAGTATGCGGTAGCAGCTTCAAAACGAAAAGGTATAGCGAGAGGTTTTACTAGATTTCTTGGTAAATTAGGACCAAAGGGAAGATTAGCAGCTGCTGGTGCTACAGCTTTTTTTGCAACTCCAATGGGCAGAAACTTTGCTAAAAATCTTGCAGTAGGAGGTGGTTTAACAGCAGCTCTGGGACTTGCTGGTAAAAAAGAAAAAGTATTGAAAAAAGGTGATGGATTAAAAACTGTAGGAAAAGTTAATGTTAGATATGGTTTAACAGGAACTTCTAAGAAAGGACAAGGTGGTAAAGTTTATGATCCAAAACAAATGGCTCAACTTGGAAAGGTTCAAAAGAACTTTATCGACAAGTATAACCAAAAGGCATCAAGAAATCCATTTAAGAAGCAAATACAATATAAACCAAAGGCAGATGGAACTTATAAAATATTAGATCCAAAGAAGAAATGATATAAATATTCTTGTAGAATATTGAATTAAAATGTTTAGAGACTTAAAAGAATATCAAGAGATTGCAAAAATTTATGCTGAGAAGGTTTCTAAACCTGAAAATCTTGAAGAGAGAAGAGGTTCTTCATCTGCACAATTAGCACAAAATAGAAAAGATGCTTTCAAACCAGCTACTCCTCCTCAAAAAGGTTTCGGTGGTGGTGTAGGAAATCCAACTAATCGAAGAGGTAGTGGAAAACCAAAACCTAAACCAGAGAAAAAAATGTCTAATATCCCAGTGATAGACGGACCAATGAATAACCCTGAGTATGGGACAAATATGAGTAGAGATGAAAAAGATCTTAATCCTGAACCTAAAACGACAGAGACAAAACCAGATCCAAAACCAATGTCAACAAAAGATAAATTTAATTCTAAGTTTATCAAGAAAGTTAAAGGCAAGGGTTTTGTGAAGAGAGGAACTGCTCCTGCACAGAGAGCGGAGAATAAAGAGAAGGCTAAAAATCGTGCTAAAGAAATGGCAAAGGCAAGAATAGCAGCTAAGAAGAAAGCGGAAATGTCTGAAGGTATGGCAGGAGCATTGATAAAAGGTGGTAGTAAACTAGTTCCTGCATTAATGACAGGTATTGGTGCTGTTGGAACTATGATGCAGTCAAAGAAAAAACAAGGTACTAAAGGTGGTGGTCAAGGTTTTGGTGGTGAAAAACCTGCAAATGCGGAAGTAAAGGCACCAAAGAAAGAGAAAAAACCAAGATTAAATATTGGTAAAAGGGCATCTGGTAGAGATAGAAACTTTATTCAAGGTGGTGGTGCTGGTGGTATGGAATCAGTAGAGTATGATGCTTACGATTTAGTTCTTGAGTACTTGATATCTACAGAACAAGTTGCTACAATCGAAGAAGCAAACTATGTGATGACTGAGATGGATGCAGAAACAATTCAAAGTATTGTCGAGGAGCAAAAAAAAAACCTTGATGAAATGGATATGATGAAGATGCCAGTTGTTAATGTCTTAGGTGGACTCGCTGCAGGTGCAGCTGCTGTTAAAGGTGCTGCTTCTTATCTTGGAAGAAAGGCAGGTGAAAAATCAATTAAAAAAACAGAACCTAAAAAACCTGGTTTAATTAAAACCATAAAGGATAGAACAGACGCTACTAACAAAGCTATTGAAAAAATGTAATTATGAAACCTGTTATCAATCGTGCTGACATCATCGGTGGTCTAAAGTCAGTCAAACTTGCAAAACTAAATCCCCAGAACTACCAAGCTGGAGTTGGTGTGTCTGAGGATTTTGAATTATTATTAAACTTTAAAAATGGAAATAGAATTAACTGAAGAACTTAAAAAAGAATTTAAGAAATTAATTCACGAGGTTTTAGATGAAAGAGAGTTGGAAAAGAAACTAAATGGTCCGTATGATTTTCCTGACTTTGTGCCATAATTGATACCAAAATCGTATAAATAAAGTGCCTTTAGGTACTATATGCTATCAAAATACGACAAACTATCAATCCATCGAAATCCATTCAGAGAATACTCCAAACCAATCGAATACAAATACAACAAATCAAAATACTCTCAACTTAGAATTTATTTTAAGTGTGAGAGTTTTTATTTTAAATCTAAGGAACTTGAGGAACAAAAGGAGTAAGAGGTGCTTCTGAGGGGTAAGTGACTGGATGTTTTACTATCACAACACCTTCAATCACTCTTTCTACAACACCACTCGGATCCGTTAACATTAATTCGTAAAAATATTTACCATCTGCAATATTTGCTGTTTGTGCTGATGTTAATGATATTCTAACTTTACCAAGTGTTCTATTTGTAAATGTTAAATTAAAAGCTGTTAGACCACCAAGATTTAAAGTTCTTTGCATTTTGCAAGTTCCAGTAAATCCTGTCAAATCTTTGGCACTATTTGATTGACTATCCTCAAGCACAAAAGTTTGCTCAAAGTCAGTGTGTTTATATATTAATAAATTTGTACTAAAGACTGCCATATATTTTTATTTTTATTTTTATTTATGGTGAACCATAATAATGTACGATGGTGTTAATACCTGCTCTTATCAGAGCGTTACCTTCGACTGCAACAAATTTAGAACCACTTGGACGAGTTAAAACTACATCATATACATGTCTACCTGATCGGAAAAATTTTGTAACTGTACTAGCAATTGAGATATTAATTTGTCCTTGAATAGTGCTTGATATACCAACCTGAATATCTGCGAACTGTGGATTTTGAGGATGTTTTCTTAACTTTGATTCTCCAGTAAAACCTGAAAGATCAACTACTCCAGTTCCATCAGCACTGAGTAATGTTAAATCTTCACTAAAAGTTTCACCAACATTAATAGTTATGTTTTTCCTATAAACAGTCATCTATATAATCGTTTATTGATATTTATGGATATATAGATATGAATGTGTTAAAATATGATTACTGTTTTGGAAGTCGATTATGAAAACCCTTGGATGTATGAAGGTAATCCTTTTACCTCTGATGATATTGGAGATTACTATGGGTTCGTCTATCGCATCACCAATACTACAAACGGAAAGCAATATATCGGAAGAAAATACTTTACCCAGAAAAGAAAACCCAAAGGAGGAAAACGAAAAGTTACCTCAGAGTCAGACTGGAAGCGATATTATGGAAGCTCTGACGATCTTAAACGAGATATTAGAGAAATTGGAAAAGACTATTTCAGAAGAGAAATCCTCTCTCTCCACACAACCCTTGGAAAAGTAAACTACGAAGAGACGAAACAATTGTTTTTACATAACGTATTAATGGAGTCACTTGACGACGGGACACCAATGTATTATAATAGCAACATACTCGGACGCTATATGCGTAAAGATTACGGTGAATTTAACAAAGACTCTTAGAACAACTTACGATTGGTCAATAGACCGAATGAATGAATTATGCACTGATGGTGATGTAGAGCAATTAAAAGATGCCATTTCAATCCGTCAGGAGTTTGCAGAATGGTTACTCAGAGAAGATAAGGAGATTCACCACGAAATTGTTTCCCTTGAATATATGGGAGAGGGAAGTGAATTTGATAAATGAAGTTTGTAATTGTTGGAGGGGGAATATCTGGTTGGTTATCTGCACTTATATTTTCATACAGAAAACCCAATCATGAATATGTAATTATAGAAAGTTCAGAAGTAAACACCATAGGTGTTGGTGAAGGTACAACTGGACTTTTTGTTCAAACTATAGAAGAATTACCCGATATAAATGTTGCAGAGTTTCTAAGAGAAACAAAGGCAACACCAAAAACCGGTTCTCTGCCTTCACGAAAAT